TCAACCGGGCGGCGTCAGGGCGTCGTACTCGCGTTCGCACTGGCGGCCTGCTGAGCGGGCAGCGTCATAAGCTTTCGCCAGCTCTCCCGCTTGCTTGTCAGCCCGTGTGAGCAGGTCGGAGAGCACCATGGCGGCGCGGGTTGCTGTCTCGCCTCTGGCGACAGCGGCGGTATCCGTGCTGGGGCAACTGACGGTGGCAGCGAGCTTACTGACTTCGTCGCGCAGCCGCTGGCCAGCAGCATCGGCGTCAGCAGCGCCAGCATCAGCAATCTTCCTTTCTTCCCGTGCATTCGTTCTCGCCTCCTCCTGCGCCGTGACGCGTCGTTGTTCTTCCTGACGGGCATCCCGTTCGCCAATCACCTCGGCCAGCCGGTCACCGCTGTCTCGGTGCGCTGATGCCTGGCCAGCTTCGGCCTGAGCCACAGACTGTCCGTGTTGGTAGGCGCCCCAGTGGGACGCCAGCAGCACAGCAACCGCCAATATTGTCCAGCCCTTCATGCCAAGGCCCGCCGGATACCTTCATCGATCACCTCGGCCTTGTATGGGTTGCGGCCGTTCTCGTGGACGATGATGCCCACCACGGCCTCACGCAGAACCTGTTCCTTGGAGATGTCGATGGAGTCGCGGACACCCACGCCCAGGCGCTTGGCAATGGCCTGGGCGTAGGCCAGCGTATTGTTCTCGCTGGACGGCGCCCAGCGATTGATGAACTCCAGCGGGGTATCGATGCCAGGCCGGCCCACCCCAGGCATACCGTCCTTCCCACGGTAGTTGAGCAAAAGCTTGCCCAGGGCGCGGATGCCGTTCTCAGCCTGATCGAACCTGGCGAAGCGCGGATTGGCCGCGCCCTGCTCCATGCCCAACTGCCCCTGCCATGCGTTCCGTGGGTTGAAATCGATGTTGCCGGGGTTGTTGTTGCGGATGCCGCGTGCGGTCATAGGTTTTCTCCAGGCGAAAGAAAGCCCGCGCGTGGCGGGCTGGATAAATTTCGGGCAAAAAAAAGCCCGCTCTAGGCGGGCTTCATATCGATTTCAAAATCTCAGACTGCGTTAACCTTTACAAATGGCCTGTCGATCAGCTCTAGAAGGCCATCGCGCTCGCGCTCTTTGATCTGCTCAATGGCTTTGTTAACGTCTTCGAAGTCTATCCCCAGCAGGGAGTCAGCATCGAACCTCCACCATTGCAACTCCATGAGCTTCTCAATAGTTTCTTCGTCGAATCGATACTTAATGATCTTGGCAGGGACACCCGCAACGACTGCATACGGCGGTACGTCTTTGGTCACCACGGCGCCGCCACCAACGATCGCCCCATCTCCGATGTGAACGCCAGGCATGATCATGGCGTTCGCTCCGACCCAGACATCATTACCCACGGTGCTCCAAGCTGTCTTTTTCAGTCGGAGCTTCTTGAAAGGGAAGTCCTTTTTTTTGGTCCATGCCTGGAAAACCAGCCCCGCGCCGTATTGGAACGGGTGGGTGGAAAGCCAATCCGAGCCGTGATTTGAATCACCGGCGGTAATGCCCGGAGCAAAGGAACAATACCGACCAACACTTTTCAGAAACGAGCCAATTCGCCCGCCCCTAATGTACGAATACGCGCCAACTTTTCCACGCATGTGAGTTTCAGCGCCAATCAAGACTGGCGGCTCGCACTCAAGGACAGCAGTTTTACCAATCGTCCCGGTGCTGACGATATAAACTCCCTTGCTTTTTAGCTCGGCTTTGTATTCTTTGCTCACTTGACAATTTCCATTTCTGTGTTTTTTTGTCGCCGCGCTGGCATGCGTCGCACCACCTAAACCGCGAAATGTAACCACAAACGAAGCCCGGCACAACCGTTCGGAGCGCCAGCGGTGATGGATCCCAGCTGCTGTAAATCACTCAGTAGTCCAGTCAGGGGCCGAGCCTTCCCAATGGGTTCAGCGGTGGCCGCACCGAGATTACGTCCGATTCAAGGCAACGCCGATCCGTGATACATCCCCCCCCTAGATAGTCACCATATTTGGAAAGGAGCTCGAAATTGACCGAACCTAATAAAGACCTGCGCGAGACCTTGATCGCTCTACCTGAAGTTTTCACGCCAAAGCAAGAAGCCCGCTTGCGTGAAATTATTCAGGAGCAAATTCACAAAGCAAAAGTCGAGGATCTCGACGCAGGATTCTAGGAGTAAGTAAATGCCGCTACTCGCGGCCTTTAATTTATACAGCAATGCCGAGGCGCTGCATGCGGGTTCGCATCGTATTCGCCACGAGCGCGATCTCATCGTCAGTCAGTTCTTCCGAATAGATGGCGATTGAGGAGATATCAATTTCACCCGGGAACTGAGAGAACGAGCTGCCAATTCGGAACTTGTTGCCGGTAAGGGCTCGCTGAGTAACTACGCTACCAATGGCTTTGGATCCGCGGGTGATGTTCTGGACCAGGGTGCCACCAGCGTCAGAAGCACGAAGGACGCGGATGCCCCATGCGGTAGGGTCGTCTGCGGTCGTTACTTGGCCAACCGTTATACCACCGCTGCCATTGCTGCGGGCAGCAGTTGATGCCAGCAATGCAGCGCCACCCGGGTACAAAGTGACCCCGGTAGAGGTGCCAGTGATGCCCGGCGTGATAGAAGGTCCCGAGAAGGTGCTTGCGTAAACAGGCCGAGGGTCTGGGCTTGGGATCGGATCGGGAATGGCAATCGGCGAGCGGCCAACGGCAATGATCGTGACCTTCGCACTATCCAGAACTTCGGTCTGGATAAAGTTCGCCAACGACCTGAATCGGCCGTGGGTGGTATAGGCGACCGGCGAACCGACGATTCGACCGTTCGCTTTGTTCGGCGCCCGGTTAAAACCGAATCGCGCAGCGTCGGTGTCAAACGTGAACCACGCCTCAAGCCCCCGAGTTACCGGAGCAATCACCTTGGTGTTCCATGGAGCAACGGTATCCTTCGAAATCAGCAGAATGCCCATTCCTAAATCCTTATCAAATGATGTTGAGCTTGAGGCCGCCAACGTACGGAGCCATTGCCCGGTAGTACGCGTATCGGGCCGAACCGATCGGGTGAATGTCGTCAGACCAGTTGCCTGAGATGAACCCATCCTCGCCAGGAGCTGAGGCTGGTATTGCGTAGCCTGATTCGTGGTTGGCCATGGCCCACAGCGGAGCAAGAACAACCGGCGCACCAATGTCCTTCGCCGACTTCTGGATGCCGGCAATCATGTTCGTGTAAGCGGAGCTCCACAGATCGTTTCGGGTGTCATCGATTGCCGTCCCAGGCAAGGCCCTGAGAATTTTTGCGGATGGCCAAGCGGCCTTGATCTGCGAATGCATGATCCGATCGGCATCCTGAATCTCGCTGTAGATCGAATCAGGAGAGATATTGAATGCGTCGTTGGTGCCGAGCAGGCTAACAACAACGTCTGGGGTGTCCAGTCCGAACCGAGCCTGGTAAAACGCAGCGTCGAACACATACCCATTGCGCACCAGGTCAGGACTATCCTCAGGCGTTGCCGCTCGTAAGAACGGGTTGTAGCCAACCTTGGTGGACTTGGCCATGGCCTGGTAGGCCGCCTCCTGCCCCACCTCCACGATCAGCTTGCGAGAGATGGCATAGGTGTAGTCCCTGGCCTGCCAGCCATGGCGGCCTTCGCCCAGCAGCCCCCCGGTACCGGTTGACGACTCGCCAGGGCCGGCGCCGCGCAGCGTCCCAATGAACACCGGGGCAAACCCGAGATCCCTGAGATACTGATCGAGGATGTAGGCCCCGGCGTAGTTTGTGATGCTGTCGCCAATCATTAGCACCTTGATGACCGGCGATCCCGTCTGAACTGGCACGTTCTTGAGCGTAAGCTGCATGAAGCGACGCACACTCGGGCTGGAGTTCGCGCGCAGAGAGAGCACCGCCTGGTCGCCGTAGGCCGATTGACTGATGGGCAATACATGCCCAAGAGTGGAAGCGCTCGTGGTTGTACTGCCTAGCGATGCCGTCACATCAGTCACCTGCTCACGCCTTGGCAGGATGCTCGCAACATGGATTTTGGTGTCTGATACTGGCGACGTGGCAATGATCGGGCTGAAAAGCAGACTGCCGTCGATTGGGCTGATATCCGCACTCGAGTCTTCTTGCGCGAAAGGCGAGCTCAGATCATTGAGTACCGCCCCGTCAAGGTCTGTGACATAGATGCCACCGAGATCAGTACCCCTCATTTCAAGCGGGCCAAGCAGCGTCATCTTTTCGTCGGAGTAAAACGGAGTTGCACCCTCCGCATCGCTGATCGCGACAGCCCCAGGCATTGACGAAACATCGAAAGATGGCGCCGAAAGCCGTTTATCCGTCAGCCTCATGTGCACTCCGCCCTCCTGGTCGGCTACTACTGCAATTTCTACCTCGGTGGATGAAGCGCTGAAACTCTTAACCAGCTCAGAAAGCGACTCGACGACGTCAGCGCTCGATACTCGGCCTACTTGGACGGCCACCCCCGCGTCATTTCGATACCTAGTTTCAAAGGTGCCGCCAGTCCCGGGAACCGTGAAGAATCGATTGTTAGTCCCGCTACCATTGGTTGCGGCGATACCTTCAGCAACATTTGGGTAGGTGCCAGTGCTAGCCAAGAACTCGGCATAGATCTTCTTCAGGGTTGGCTTGGTCACCCCATTGATGACGACGAAGTCCTCATCAGACAGGAACAGCTCATTGCCATTGGCCACGAGCTCCATAAAGAGCTGCAGAGACTCTGCGCCGGTCATATTCTTTCCTCAATAAAAAGCCCGCACTTGGCGGGCTTGGTAACTGCTGCGGCGTCATGCCGGCGGGAACTGGTCGTCGTAGGTGTAAACGCGGGCGTCGTAGGGCATGCCCTTCATCGACACGTTGCCGTTGGCTGGGTCGGAGCTTGTGATCAGGGTTGGGTATGCCCAGCGCGTCGCAGGCCCGAACAGGATGTGCGGCGGCTCAAGCGGACCATGGACCACGGGCGTGAAGTCGAGCGCTTCGACCCTGGCCGTGTAGTCGTCGACTTTGGTGGTTGTCCAAGGGCCGGATAGCGTCCCGTCCAGCTTGCGCACGCCTATCAGGTGCTCGCCGCCGGCGCTGAAGTCCAAGGGTTCGGAAGAGCTCAGGAGGGTTCCTGATCCAGTGACCGAGAAGTCGAGCAGGATTGCACTCTGGCAGCGCTTTGGAGCGTCATCGGCAACGGCTGCAAAGCTCAGGTAGCCGCTGTTGCTGCCGTCCATCTCGGTTTCCCAGGTGTAAATGTCGGTCCTGAACTTCTGGTGGCCGCGCCGGCGCATGCCGAACCGCCATGCCCTGGTCTTGTCGCTGAATCCTGGCACCTTGATCTTCTCGACCTTGGTGCCGAGGTCGCCCGGCCAGCGGCATTCGACTGTCTCCCACGCCCAGGTGCTGCGCGAGAAGTACTCTACGTCCACACCGTCGAAGTCGTTGATCGACGGCATGGCGCCGCTGATCTTGAGCATCTTGGTCATGTTCTGCGGCGAGTAGGTCTGCGTCTTCGGGCCGTAGGTGACGTCGAATGCTGCCCGGACAGCGTCACGGACTGGGCGCAGCAGGCCACGGAATGTGACCAGTTCGCCGAACCCGCACGCCAGGGCGTTGTTGATCATGTCCTTGACCGTGATCGTCGCGTCCAGCGTCTCGTCGTAGGTATCGCCGCGGGCAACGCAGGTGTTGTGGAAGGCCTGCCACTCGGGCAGGTCTAGGTCGTCGTCCGTGTAGCCGCGCTGCTTCAGCTGGTAGATGCACCAGGGCACGATATCGCGGGTAGGCCCGGTACCGCCTTCCATCAGCGGTAGGATGCGGGTTGCCTCTGCGCTGACTTGGCTTTCGGACTGGGCAGAAAGGCGGTCGCCGCCCCTGATGTTGCAGGTCATCACTGTCAAACCTGGATAACTGGTTGGCGAGTTCTGCATCCGCCCCCGCAGGTCGGTCCAGGTGGCGTCGTCTCGGGCTTCGTCGTTGATCCGGCCCGGCCGGTCCTTGTAGAGCTTCCGCACCCTGGCCTCGGCGCGCATCGCGTAGGGAAGCGAAATCCTGACGGTGAACCCTTGAGCATCCAGGGAGCCGCCGTAGTTCACTTGCTCGAGCACAGTCCACGCACCCGCCACGTCCATATCGCGGTACTCGAACACGTAGTAGGTCGGGATCTCGTAAATCTGCCCTTCCCGGCCGATTCCGCACAGGCCATTGGCGTAGGTGATCGACCATTCAAGCTCTGTCACCTTCTCGTTGGCCGGGCAGCAGGCAAACGGCCCTCGATACCCACCCTGCAGGTTGGAGGCGTCTAGCGTGATCAGGCCATTCACCGTCTGCATGTCGTTGAAGCCAGGCCAGCCTGCGTCGGTCGCGCCGGATGATGTAAGGCGCTCCACCGCCAGCAGGTTCGTGCTGTAGGCGGTGATCCTGTAGCGCAAGCCGCGCGGGCCGATGGTGGCCAGCCCCTGCCCCAGAGCAAGGCCAACCACCGGCGAGCCGCCGTCATAGTTCAGGGTCATCTCGGCCGGCTGCTCAGGCGTGCCGCTGGTGGTGGCTGTGCCTGTTGCACCGACCGGGGAAGACCCAAGGATTGTGGATGCGCCTGTGGCGGTGATGCCCTGCCCGGTGAACGGGGTCAGTTCAACAAACCGCACGCGCCCGCTGCTCTGCTGCGCCTGGATAGGCGAACCACTCAGTTGGGCATTCAGCGCAGTCACCAGCCCGGCCAGGTCGGTGGTCGCTGTATTCAGCGTCACCGGGTAGGTCGAACTGCCGCGCGCCAGGCCGAAGCTGAGCGGCGTCACGTTGAAGTCGTAGCGGCTCGGCGCCGCAGAGCCGGTTAGCGTCGATGCCGTGCCCGGGTCGGCAGGTACAGCCGGGCTGTATGGCGTGTAGCTGTGCACGACGTACAGGCCAGCGTTTGCCCCGGCAACCTCGATGAGCATGCCCACCGTAGGATTCAGCATCTCCAGCGGGCCGCGGATGATGTCCCGCCCCGCGCCGCCATCGATCACCGTGTAGGTGTACGGCGCAAGCACGCGGATGATGATGCCGTTCGACCAGTCAGCAGGGAACTGGCCGGAGCCGGCCGGCACGCTGATCGTGTCGTTGACGAACTGGTACGCCGACGCGGTCGCCGACCTGGTGAGATCGGTGGCCATGGTCAGTTCAAGGCCCGCCGACCCGCTGGAACTTGCCCCAACCTCTGGCGCGTTGAACCAGTTGATGTGGGCAGGATCTGCCGACAGGTCAGCGCCTGGCGGGTAGATGGTAAAGGTGGCGTCAGAGCCAAGCGAAATCAGCGGCGTCTCACCAACCTTCACCTTCGAGAGCGGGATGTCGTACTCGCCCTCACCGATGTAGAGCAGCATTTCGACGCGCTGGTCCCGCGGCGCGACATATGCGCGACGGGGCTGGGAGAGATACGAACCATAGGTCCGCTGGTGGCCGGCAATCTGCCGCACGGGCTCGCCCAGCTTGACCTTGTTGCCCTTGGCGCTGGCCTCCACCAGGGGGTCGCCCTGCTGCAGCCCGCCATTGGATGGCATGCCTGGCATCTTGGGCATGATCGATTTCAGAACCGCCTTGGCGCCTTTGAAGAGCGCAAAGGTGATGGAGAACGGGTCAGTGCCCTTGGGCTCGCGGAAAATCTGGAGCAGGTCGGACGGCTTGAATGCAACCTTGTGCCAGTCGGCCTGCTCGATCACCTCGTCGTTTAGCACGGCACTGATAGGTGGGCTTTCCCGGCGCCCATACGACGGGGCCTGGCTCTTCAGCCACTCCTCGATCGTCATGCGGCGATCGGTCTTCCACGTGCCGAGCGGCGCCGTGTCACTGAGCTTGTTCGGATAGAACTCGATCACGGTAATAGACCACCTTGAGATGAGCGGCTTCGAATTCGCCAGTTGTCCGGATGCAAGCGCCACCGGGGTTTGTGTCCAGCACCTTCAGCCGGCCCTCACTTTCCACCACCACGCCTACATGCAGGCACAGCGAGCCGCGGAACACGGCAGCGATCGCGCCGGGCTCCGGTGCGCACTCCTCCATTCCCTGGCGCAGGTCGTGGTAGGCCTCGGTATTTGCCCTGAGCTTGTTCTTCCCCACGGCGCCGAGGCTTGGCAGCAGCGGCAGGCCGAACACCTGGTGACGCACGGCGATGCACAGCCCCCAGCAATCGAAGGCAATAGGACCCCTTGCGCCCTCGCGATACGGGGCGCGCATGTATTTCTCGATCATGGTTAGGTGTACTTCAGGCCAGGAGCCAAGGACGTGGTCAGGATGGTGCGCAGACCGTTGGTATTGAGCAGGTCGAAGAAGCCGGCGGTGAGCTTGGCCACGTCGTCTTCATACTCTCGACTGAGCAGCGTCATGCGGTACCGCTCTTGCGGGAATGTCAGGTCCTCGGCCAGATAGCGCCGGAAGGTGATGATGAAGCGGTTGCCAGACGCCTTAGCTTCCTCGACGACCTCCTGCACCTCGCCGGTAACGTTGTCCAGGCCCAACACGATGTTCTGGAACGCACTGTTGTCGTTTTTCGGCAGGGCGTTATCCATGGCCATCGCGATGAACGTGAGCGTGCGCCCGTCCTCTGTCTTGCAGACCCGATCCTCCCACCCAGAGCAGTAGAGGTGGGAGGCCGTGCCGCCCTCCTCCCGCGCCTCGATGGTGTCGACCAGTTCACCCCGGCCCGATGCGTAGCACTCTTCGATCAAGCTCATCCGAAGTACTCCGTGTGCCACTTCTCAAGGATCGATTGCAGGCCGTCGTTGAACTGGTCGAGCGGCATGCCCAGGTAGGCGCCGAGGTACTGATCCTCGGTGTAGACCGGGCGAGTCTTGAACTCCAGCTCAGCTGAGAATCGCCAACGCTTTACCTGTGCCAGCTCGCCCCCGGTGTACATCCCCTTGAAATGCACAAGGTGAACCTGCAGTCCAAGCGGCGTCTGGAGCGGCATCTCGAACCAGTCAAAGCCCAGATTAATGGCCCAGGTGTGCCATCCCTCGAAGAGAGCCGCTTCCTTCTCGCTAAAGTTGAAGGTGAATCGAGCGGAAGTCGGCGGCTTCCTTGTCCTGATCCGGTACCGCGTGCGGCCCGTCACCATTGGCGTGGCCCGCACAGGATCAACCGTGCTCAGGCCATACCCCTCCTGCAGAGGAAGTGGCAATTCTGCCGGGTATTGAATCATTGCCGTTCCTCGTCAGGGGCAATGGATAGATAGCAATGTGATAGCTATCTGACCTATGCTCGACCGCCTCCGCTTCCTGGGCGTGAGGGCCCAGCAAGGGAGGCGGGGTATCAAAGTGAATTAGGAGAAAAGCATGTCTGGACTGCACCACATCGCAAACGAAGACCTGAAAAGGTTCAAGACTTTGCTGAATGAGTACGGAAATATTCCTGCGTCAGACGAGCGAAGCAAAATCGCTCTCCACGACGCTCTAAACCGGCTCGGATCTGCGGTTGAAATGATCCTCAGGGATATCCAGCGGATCAATGAGGAAACACCGCGACGCGATCTGGATCTCTAAGGCTGAAAAGAGTCGGCGCTAGGCCTATGCCTTGCGCCGAACCTTGATAGCCGCATCATCTCGCACGTCATGGCTTTCCTGCGCTGACTTGCGTGCGCGAATATGCAAGAGGCCTTTGCTTTCTATCTGAATCCCGTGCTCGCTGCTGTCCAGCGACTGCTGGGTCCACGACCCCTTGAATGCAGGCACCCAATCAGAACCGGTCTGCGACGTTTCCACCTCGAGCTCGGACGTGGCAGGCAAGATCTCGCCATTTCTGGTGATTGTTGCCAGGCCGAGCTGGAAGCACACGCTAAGATCAAACTCAGCCAGGTCGACCGGCTCGCCGTCAGTGATATCCACCCAGTCGTCATCCAAGAGGAATGACATCGCCCGGCCAGCAGGGAATTTCGGTGCTGCAACTACTTGCTGTTCCATGTGTATCTCCTGAATTTTAGATGAGAGGGCTGAGGCCCAGCGCTTCCTCGATGCGGGCGAGCCGCCTTTGCAGCAGGAGCTCTTTCTCATCAGGAACGACTGATTCCTCTGGCACCGGGATGGCCGCCTCGGAGTCATCCGTCTGGGTTTCGCTGTTACTCATGCTCTTGCCCCTTCAAGATCCTTGTCTTCGGACGCCATAGGTATCCTCAATCGCCTGTGAAAGCGGTCCGCCTCCGTAGATGTCGGCGACGCTTACGTCGATCTGTTGCGTGCCGTCTTCTCTCGTTCGCTGCTCAACTTGGCCTGCTCTCGCGCGATCCTGGATCAGATTCACAACGACGTTCGCCGCAGCCGGTGTCGCCGCTACTGCCTGCCCAGATGGCTGTGTCGTAGGAATAGATCTGCTCCCGCCAGCCACCGATACCCGCTCGTTCGAGTTGATCGCCTCCAGCAGCGCTCGGTTGCGCTTGGTCGCCGCGGCATTCACCACGAACTCGCCATCACTCAACCGGGCCATGATGCTGTCGGAGGTGCCGGTACCGGCGCCGGACACGTAGCCGCCGGTGGCGAATCCGGGGATCACGGCCAGGCTGGTGGCCAAGGCTGTGGTCGAAGTCAGCGCTGCCGCCGCAGGCACGGAGTTGGCGCCCAGGGTTGCCAGGGATGCCATTGCCGCCGCCGGCGCCCAGGCCGTGGCCGTGGTTCCGGCCAGGACGATGCTCTGCCCTGCCGCAGTGGCGCCCAGGGTTGCGTTCAAGGCAGCGTTCAAGGCCATCTGAACGCCCATTTTCACGAAGCCCGTGATGATCTCGCGCACCACGTTACTGGCAATGTCGCCCAGCGTGCTGAAGGACAGCTGACCGCTCATGATCGCGTCGGTGATATCGGTCGAGATGTTGTTGAACGCGCTGGAGAAGATCGACTGGGTCTGCCCGGCGATGTCGCGCGCCTGGTTGCCGAAGTTCCGCACGGCAGCCGTCCACCCGTTGATAGGGTTGAGCATGGCCTGGTCCATCTGCGCCCAGCCGGCCTGCATCGCTGCAAGCTGCTGTGGCAGGAACTCGTTGATGGCATCGATCTGGCCTTGGAGCGCCTGGCGCTGCTTCTCGTCCGTGGCGTTGGCCAGTTCGGTTTGCAGCTGCAGCAACCTGTCGTTGGTCTGCATCTCCAAGTTCAGGCGCTGCTGCATGCGCGAGGCCTGCAGGTCGCCCATGCCGACACTCGCCGCATCCAGCGCGTACTGGTCGCGCTCGTTGGCCAGCTGTTTCTGCAACTGGGCGCGGTACTGTTCGACGGCGGTCAGGCCTTGGGCGCCCTTGATGGCGGCTGCATAGTTCAGAGATGCCTGCGCCAGCGCCTTACCGTATTCCTCCTGACTGATCTTGCCTTTGCTGAGCGCCAGGTCTAGCTGCCCCTGCTCTTTGGTCAGCGCCCTGGCAGCCTGCGCAGCCGGGTCGTACTGGCCGTAGAGTCGCGCGAAAACGTTCTGCGCTTCAGCAAGTCCTCGATTGTCCTCACGAGCAACCCCGGGGCGGTCCTTCTTCGCTTCGCGAGCTTTGATATCAGCAATTTCGGTTTCGATGTTCTTGCGTGACTGGGCGTACTTCTCCTCTTCGGCGGCCGTGAACACCCCAGCAGCTACGGCCTTGGCGCGAGCTTTGTCGAGGTCTGTCAGCTCTTTGTTAAGACGCTGGGTCTGGGTCAGCGAGTTTTTGTATGAGGCATCCAGCGCGTCAAGGCCCTTGCGGCCCTCTTCCTGGATACGACGGCGCTGCTGTTCCTCTTCAAGGGTTTTCGCATTGGCCTGCTGGATGTCCTGCCGCTGCTTGAGTTCAGCCTTGAGGCTGGCGATGCGGTCGCGGGCGTCATTGTCTTCATAGGCCGTATCCAGCGTGCTCTGCAGGTAGGCGATCTTCTGTTGCAGCTGAGTGATGGCCTTCCCTTCGCTCTCTACGCTCTTTCGCCCGATGCTGGCAAAGGCGTCAAGGACCTCATTAGTAGCGTCTTTGATGTTGAGCCATCCACGCTCAATCATGCCTAGATTCTCGCGAATCTTGGAGGTGCGCTGACCCATCGCTTCGGCGTAGGTCCGCTCTGCCAGGTCGGCGGCAGCCACAGCATTTCCCTGATCCGACAGAGCCTTGATCTGGGCATACACCGACGCGGTCAGGAACCGGTATTTCTCATCCAGTTCGACGATTCCGGCCACCGGGTCCTTGCCGAGCTTGATGAACTCGACAACCGTTTCCTCTACAGCCTTGCCGGTAACACGCTGCATCTCGACGGCTGTCGTGGTGATCAGCTGAAGGTTGCCTGTGGTGTTCGTTCCGGCAGCTGTTAGCTGAGCAAGGGCGCCTGCAGCCTGGCCGAAGGTGCCGGTCACTTGGTCTGCCGAATCGGCCAGGGCGATCAGCTGCGCCTCGGATTCCTTCGAATAGTTTCCAGTCAGGATCAAGCTGTTGCGCAGGGCGTCAGATTGCTCGGATCCCTTGTAGTAGGCGACTGCCAGTGCGCCAGCAGCGGCAGCTGCAACTGTGAACGGGTTGACCAGGCCGAGAACATAGCCACCCAAAGCCTTTGCCGCAGGAGCAATCCCGCCGAACATATCCCTGAGCTGGCCGCCCTGCTGCAGGAAGACCGTGAGAGGTGCCTGCCCACCCTGAAGGCTGACCGCAATGTCAGTGAACTGCGCTGGAACGCCGCGCAGTGCGGCCTGATATGCCTTGGCAGACATCCCGGCCTTGTTCATCCCCTCTGCTGACTCGCCAATCCCTTCGCGCAACGTGTTGATACGCTGGTTGTACTCGGCGAAGGTGTCCGCATCGAGGAACTTGGTGCCTTTGAACTTGGCCAGCTTCTCCTGCATGTCGTCCAGGCGGCCGAGAGCGGCAACCGTAGGGTTTATTTGGCCCAGCAGCTGGGACAGCTCTTTGCGCTGATCGTCGAGGCTGGACGAGAGTCCATCGGTGCTTGAAGTGGCGCCTTCGCCGGCGCGCTCCATCCGCTCAAGGGATCCACTAAGGTCGTCCGCATTGCGCTTGGCGCCCCGCGAGTCGATGGTTACCGCCAGGCGGGATTCCTGCGCCATGTCATTCTCCGGACATAAAAAAACCCGCACAAGGCGGGCATTCTGTGAATCGATGCTTCAGTTATACGCTTCGTAGCACTCTCGGTAGGCTGCGTTCTGGAACTCAGATATTGCGGTTGTCCGCTCCTTCGAATCTTCAAAAACGCGAACCTTGTAGGCCTTCAACACCATCGCATCAGAAAATTTACTTTGGTCGCCTACGGATGCCATGGCGTCCTCAAGAAGATCACCATCCTGGCGCGCTTCCATTGCCTTTCCGGCCATGGCCGATATTTTTTTGCAGGTTTCTGTGCCGCTAGCGGCGAGAGCCGGCAGCGGCATGCAAGCAATAGCGGCGATCAATAGCAGTCGATTCATGGCTTCCTCCATAAAGATGGCCAGAATCTAACACCATCAGCAGGACGCGACCACGCCACGCATAGGCGTGATGAAAAAAGAAAAGGCACCCGAAGGTGCCCTTTCAATGCCGTTTACGGTAGGAATCGAGTGCCGCAAGCGTGGCACATCCACGTGCGACGCCACTCTTCCAATTTGTCGTACTGTGCGACGTTGAATTTCCAGTGGCGAACGAACCCAATCACACCGACGGTGATAAATATTGCGCCGATGAAGAACCGAGTCCAATCCACGCCCCAGTACGTGTTCATAAGCTTGAGGCCATCGTACAAGATGATTGCGCCGACCCCCGTAAGGATGACGGGGCCAAGCAAGCGCTTACCTGGAGGTGGACCGACGCTTGCGGCCAAATTGGTCTGATGTCTACCTGAAGTTTCAACGGTCACGCTTGGCCCGAATCCGGTTTGGGATCGGGCTTGGTGGGTTGATTGTATGTGAGAGGTGCCAGCAGCATGGATTACGGACAGAAGCTGGACGTTTTGTCCTTGGCATTGCGGGCAGCAGATGGCGTTATTGCTCACCACGTACTCATTCCTTTGAGGGGTAAAAGACGAGCATTCTAGGACAATTTCATACATGAGCGCACCACGCAGCTCTATCCGAGCGCTATTCTCGGCTAAACAGGCCGACAAACAACCCTACCCTCCCAGGCCACTCACATGAAGGATCCTCAGCCACGACCGCGCTGGGCTTATCACTTCTTTCGCCGAGAGTCTTTCGGCTGCTCCTTTTCCTGCTGCTCATCCCACCGCCTGCGGAATTCGTCGTCCAGGGCGAAGATGGCGGCGTCGAACTCTTCGCGGCATATCACCGAGGGGTAGCGGTCGAGGTATTCGGCGATGGCTGACGGCGCAATCGGGGCAGGCGCGCCGATTGCGCCGACGTACTGCCGGGACCTGCCGATGTGACCGTAGGCCTCAAGAATCTCGGCGACCACATCATCGATCTCCGGCGGCTCCTGAGCCGTCAGTCCAAGGCGCTCATGCTTCCAGCGCTTCTTCTCGTTCTCCGGCCCAGCCCAGTCCCTACCCCAGCGATATGCCGCTACTGCTTTTCCGCGGTGGCCTGCGCCTGCTCCTCGATGCGTTTGGCGATATCCAAAGCTGTGCGCAGAGCCAGGAAGTAGATGCTGGGCATCTGCTCGATCAGGGCCTTGCACAGTTGCGGGGTGTAGTTGGCGGGCTCGCCCGGGCGCTCTTCGACGTCGATGCCCTGCCAGTCCTTGATCAGGTGCTTGGCAGCCAGGTCGATGAACAGGTCGTCGTCGGTTTCGAGCTCGACGTCGGGGATGGAGTCGATGGTGAAGCCGGCAGTGCCCACCCCGGCCTGTTGGTTCAGCGCGGCGAGGTGCCGGCGGATCACGGCCTGGTGCGACTTGTAGATCGGGTTTGCGATGGATGCGACCAGAATAGCCGCAGTGTCCGGCCCCTTGTCGCACTTCACGGCCAGGCCATTGGCGCCGACCTTGAAGTGCACCCAGCGCTCGCCGTTGATATCCAGCTCAGGCTTCTTTGCAATGGTGATGCCCATGGTATTCCTCTGCGGTAAAAGGCCCGGCGCGCACCGCAGGGCGCGCCGGGCAAAGGGTTAAGCGGTGACGGTGACAGCGCAGGTGTCGGTCTTGGTGCCGTCTGCAGCGCTGGTCGCGGTGATGGTGGCGGTGCCGACTGCCAGGCC